CCCTTCCGCCGCTTTGTAAGTTTTGACACCCTTGAACAGGTTGTCATACATCGAGCCTTGTCGGTCGGCTCGCTCTACCGTTTCGTCGTAACTCGGGGGCTGGTAGTCAAATTCACGTCGCCGTGATGCTCCTCTCATCTGACACCTCCGTACAATCCGCCATCATCTGACGGACAAATTCACGTTTATGGGCGTGCCACCCAAGTGATGCTAAGTAACCGCCCAGGTAGCATGCTGCCATTGTCAACAGGAACAGGAACAGGATACCGGAGATCGCCACGCACAGTGGGCACAGTGTAAGTATCATCGTAACCTCACCCTTCTCTCTCTCGACCGCGCCGCCGCTGCATAACCTACTTGCTCATCCATGTAGTCGTAACTTTTCAGTTGGATCATGTCCCGCAGTGAGTAACCACGGGTCTTGTAACTCTCCTTCAACGCATCCCAACAATCGGCGCGGTACTTTGCATCGGAGTATCTTCTGTACGCTTTTTCATAATCCGGTTCCAGCTTGATCAGGCTATCGAGTCTCTTTTCCGTGAACTTTTCGTTATCTGCGGTCAACTGTTCCCGTAAATCGCGGTCGAGCGCGGCTTCGACCAAGTCCAACTTGTGCTTGGCCATATCACGCTCTTCGTAAGCCAAGGCACAGCCGACACCGATGTTGCCGATCAGTTGCGGTTGCACCATCAAGGCGTGGTTGATCCCCTCGATTGAGGCGTCAACCAAATGCGCCTCTTTTAGCTGCATGTACCGGTCGTCATCTATCATACGGGAATCATCGAGCGGTGTCCTAGCCTTGGCCATTGGTCACTCCTAGGAAGACGTTAGTAACCGCGAGAACCAGTGAGGTATAGTCACTCATCGGTTCCTCGAATTGCGCCAGGATGTCACGCGCGTACCGTATCTGTTTCACGTCCTTGCTGGTGAGAGTCACCTTCTTATAGTACGAGCGGACCACTTGACGTAAAGTGTCAGGGTGTTCGTGGGCTTCATCTCCCTGAATAAGTAACAATTGCAGTTGAGCCAGCCGTGGCTCTCGGAGTGCCTGAGATAACTGAAAACCCAGATCAAGACCGGCACCGGCAGCTTCTCGTACAGCATGCATGCGAGCGGCGGCTTCATCTCGGGTGTCCAATCCATGACATCCTGTGAGAAGGAGGATCGCTCGGCGGGGTGAACCCAACGCCATCCCCGCGCACCATCCGATGACTTCGTCCGGCGTCTGCCACGCCTCCGCATCGCATATCTCCTCCAGAAGCCGGGTGATCAGTTGGTTACTGACCGCCTGAAGGTGCAACGGAAGTGCCCGCGTCTTTATGGTAGCGGGTATCCGCGACGGGTCGGGAGTAACTAAGAACACATACGAACCATCCGGGGGTTCCTCCAGCGGCTTGGTGGCAACATCCCACGCTGGCTGACTAAGCCGGTGCACCTCATCGAGGATGATTGCTTGGGAACTCGCCAACAGAGAGTTTCGGCTGAACGAGGCGAACAACTCACGCATGTCATCGACACCGTTACAGTTCGCCGAGTTCTCCTCGCGAATGACTTCGACACCCAGGTCTTTTGCCGCCAGCCGGGCGAACGTGGTCTTACCGACACCGGAGATACCCGTGATCAAGTACACCTGATGATGACTCTTGGCCTGTCGGAACTCAGCGATCTGTTCCCCGTGACCAAGTAACCCTTCCCAGGTATCGGGCCGGTAGCGATTGATAAGTGACTTATTCATACCAGCAATTCCCTTTTAGATAACGTAAAATTGACTAGCGCACTTTCGCGAAAACGGCTTGTGACTAAAACCCCTGGCAAAAGCCTCGTTCACCATAATAGTATCATTTGAGAACGCGAACATCTTGGCACAGAACACTACAAATTCACGCGGCAGTGCAAGCTCACCGCGCAGGAACCGGATACCGTCGTCACTTACCATGTAAGAGTAATTGTTACGCGTACCCTTCCGATCAACCAGCAACAATTGATAATTATAAGTCCTGCCGTCCTGCCGCTGCCGCTTCACATAGCGCGCGCCATAAGCTTGCTCGACAGTAACCCAGTCACCAAACCTCTGGTTCGCCTCGTAGATCGTCTGGACAAACTCCGCGTTCTCTCGGTAAACCGGACGGATCGTCATACACAGCTTACGGTCGTCACATGTCAGCGAGTAACTATCACGCCAGATACCCCGAAGTAGCCGTTCCTTCTCTTTGGGGTGTTCCTGCGGTCGCGGCCAACACCACCACGCGCCTTTCAGATACTCTTGGTAATTCATGCGAAGTCTCCATGGCGGATCGGCCACCGCAAACGATCAACACTGGAGTAGTTACCGACCTTCTCCATCTCGGCCCAGTTGGTTCCGCGCTTCACCTCCACCACCAGCGGGACACAGAACCACGGGAACTCCCTGGCATCGAGCATGGTGTCGATGATCGTCGGCATGGTGTCATCAAAGTCACGCTCGCGGTCGAAGCAGAATGTCAGGTCATCGTGTATCTGCATGTTCGCCTGGAGCAGTGGGTCACCGATCTCCGACAAGCGGTTCATCCCGTGCATCACGATCCGGTTGGTGGCACCCTGCACCGGGGTGTTGATTTGCTGACCGTGACCCAGCGGCGCGTGACGCCGTAACCCACCAAACAACTGCACATAGCCTGTCTGGCGGAACTGCCGCTCGATTTGATCCTGCCACTTTCTGACACCCGCGAATTGGTACCAGAACTCGTCATAGAGTTTCGCCAATTCGTGTTCCTCGCATTCCAGCCGCCGGGCGGTACTCCACAACGCGGCACCGTAGAACAGCGCGAACACCCACACCGACTTAACGTGTTGGCGTAAGTCACCCATCTTCTTCTTGTCTTTTATACCGGCCTTGCCGCCAACGAGCCGGGGCACCGCGTGGGCAATCCGCTCGGCCCACTCCATGTGGATATCATAGTCTTCCCAGAGAGCTTTACAATAGTGACGGTCACGGCTACCGCAGGCAATGATCCTGGCGTCTATCTGCCCGTAATCGAACGATGCCATTGTGACAGCGGCGATCTGGGCGCGCGCCTTCTTCCCTTCCGGTGTCCGTACCGGCACATTCTGCACATTGGGGTCTTCACTATTCAGCCGACCGGTTTCAGTAAAACAAGTACCCAGATTGGTGTGAATGATGTTCCCAGGATAGACATTGTCACTATCGGGTGAATACGGATCGACATAAGTACCCTTTATCTTGGCGATCTTGCGCCAGTCGAGTTCCGCCTTGGCGAACGGGTGGTGTACCTCCTTGAGCACACTTTCCTTGGTTGTCCATCCGGTACCCGGCTGACCGGAGCGGTCCTTGAGGATGTCGCGCAACATAATGATGACATGCTGCGGTGACGCCGGGTTAAACTCCTGGCGGGTCAGCTTGCGGAACTGTTGGACTTCGGGTAGTGCCTGGATCGCCGCTTCGGCCTTGGCGAGTCGTTTGGTGTAGTCCTTCTGTAACTCCCGGTTCACCTTGGCGTCGAGCGGTATCCCCTTAAGCTGCGTGAGCACCACTGTTGGAACTTGGCGTACCTTCTCCGCATACACTGCCGCCAAGTCACTTTTCTCGATGATGGCTTTTTGAACCAAGTAGACCAACCGGTGGTACTTGCTGTCGATACCGTTGTAGGGAAGTAACGTTTCGAGAGGTTCATCGACCATCCTCGCCATGTTCATCTTCGGTGACAGCTTCTTGATGTCAATCCCGAAGTGTTGTTGGGTCAGCCATGTCAATGCCAAAGCACCCGGCTTTACGTCACCGACCCGCTCATCGATGACATACGCCTGAGTCATGGTGTCTTCCCAAGGCACCGACCGGGCGAAGTCTTCGCCATAGAAGTAACACGTCCACTCCATCTCGAAACTGAGTTGGTGGACCGCCTTCTTGGCGCGTGACTGGAGGAACTTCATCCACGCGTCATCGATGATCAGTAACTGTTTACCGGTCCAGCCTGCCTCGGGGTGACGGTAGGCGAACGACACTGTTTCGTCTTCGGTGGCCACCGCAGCGGTGAGTATCTCGGAGTTCTTGCGGTAGGGTCGGAGGTTCTGTGTCTCGTAATCGACACCGGTCACCGGCTCGGCGGCGGCGTAGCGGAGGAACTCCAACAGGTAATCGAGATCGTCACTACGCCGACCGGTCAGACAGGTAATGTCACTGCGGGCAAATTCGGCTGTGTGGACAATGGGTTCGGGGAGTCCGGCGGCAACCTCGGCAAAGGCACGCTTTAAGTCCATCGACAGTGCGAACTCATCGTCATTGGCACCGTAACCCCCGGCACGCCGCTGATGAATGATCCCGGCTGGGTGTAACATCGGGTAGTACCAACACACATGGTTACCGACCTTGATCGGGAACCGCCGACCGCGCCACAAATAGATACCACCGATCTTACCGGCCCAGGACAACGGTTGTGCGCCCATGCCAAAGATCGCGTCCGGCTGATACAATTCAATGTCACTCTCGACACGCGGACGACAACAGTTGCTCACAATCACATTATTTGCTACATATCGGTTGTCGTCGGTTTCGAGGTTATAGACATGACCAGAAAACACACTTTTCCTGATGGCGACAATTTGATCGAACAGTACCTCACCGGTACCAGCATCGAAGAACTCGGCAGACAGGAAGGTGTTGGATATGGCGCAGTACGTCGGTTCCTCACCGAGAACGGTGTAACACTGCGAACCAGAACTCAGGCTATGGGTGCTTGGTACAATACCCATACCATCAAAGAGCGGAGTAGCCGTTGCGGCAGACCGGGAGGTTACGGTTTCACCCAAGAGATGTTTGAGAAGCGTGCCATTGGCCATGAAGTGTCTAAAGTACGAATCGGACGCGGGGAAAATGAGGTTACACAATTCCTCATCGAACGAGGTTATACCCCGATCCAACAAAAGGCTGTCGGTATCTATAATATCGACGTGGCTCTCTTTCCCATCGCCGTGGAAGTCATTGGTACTGCCCAATACCCTGGACGCGTCCGCATACTGCAAAAGCGTGTCGAATATCTTCGCGAGCGAAAGTGGTTTGTGATTTATGTGTGGATACCCAGAAACAAACCGGTCCTTCCCGCCGCCATTGATTACATAGTCACCCACCATAAGCAACTGTGCAGCGGTCGCACCCTTTTGGGTGAATATCGGGTGGTTCGGGGTAACGGGCAGGACGCTACCACTCGCTGTTCTGATTTCTAATATCGGTCCATCGTACCACCGTCGATACACCTTCCTGATACGAGATGTCAGAGACACAGGCACGTAACCGGGAAAGCACTCCCGCTCGATGCGGTCGGGGTCACGGTTGTTTGGTGGTCTACAGTTTATGATGTTGTTCCACCGGATGAAATCGTGGAACGCACGCGGGATGTAAGGCCGCAGTAAGTCACCCGACTCACCGACAAACTGTATCCCCTCCTCGTCTTCGACCCGGCCCGGTCCCTCGCCCATGATGTACACCAGCGGCTCGCGCGCGCCGCTCGCCTTCATCTTGGGGTGGTGTAGCCCTGGTGTGTGATTGAGCGGGCACGCCCGACAGCCCTGCGAGCGCAGGAAACGGTCGCTGACCACGCCGGGGTTGCGTGTAGTGGACGTACCAGCTTCCGCTGGCACCAAGCCTAGCTCGCTGCCAAAACCCATCTCTCGCCCTCCTATATAAAATTATACGGGCGACGAGGGGTCGATCTAGCGTTGGTTGGCAATAAAGTGGAAAAAACCTTCGGGACCGGTCAACACCACACACCCTCCGGTGATCGCCAGCGAGGTGCGGCCCGACAAGGCGCGGCGGATCAGCTTGACATCGGCGAGCACGCGAAGCTCGGCGTGACCGGCGGCACCGTCGAGTTCGACCATGTCATCAAACACGCCGGTCGCGGTGTCTGAGTAGAGGCGCAGGACACGGACATCACCATCATCACCGGTCACCTCGGTAACTTCCAGTTCGACCGATGCCTTTTCCGGCAGCATCGCCTCGGCGCGTAACAACGCCTTGGATAGGTCACCGGGTATCTTAAACGCGACCGCGACGGCATCCTTGTACCGGCCAACAAAAGCGGCGAAGTCGGATGGGGTGTTATCCTCGATCAGCCGGGCGTAGACCGTAACATTGTAACCGTCAGAATCCTTGGCGGTTTGGCACCACACCGCATCCTCGGTAACAAAGACACGGGTACCGTCACCAAAGTATCTAACGAGATAGTCACAAAAATCGCGCGGCCATATAACCCTGCCGGGTAACATAACCGCACAGTTATCCAACCGGACCCAGGACACCGTCACCTCATCGGTGGCGTAGGCATCGACATGTGACTTGCCCTGGATGATAGTTACTCCGCGCTCTGCCGGTGACGCCAGCTTTTTGTTACCGCAGGACAGCATCACCAGCTTGATCTTGTCGATAAACGGCTTATCGACAAGACACTCCCGCTGGATGTCATCGGGGAACTGTTCGTGGAAGAGTGACTCCGTCACCGGGCGCAACGGCAAGGTGACAACGACACTGCCAATCTCGACCGACAGCACTTCCCTACGCCGCTCGGTCCTGGCTTCGAGTGTCACATTCTTGGCGGTACTATTCTTGAGGATACCGAGTAACCGCTCACCTTCGACACCGCCGGTAAAGTCACTCAGGAACGCCACCCGGATACCCAGTATGTCGTTAAAAGCGGTGAGAGTGTCACCGTCAAACCAGAAATGACTTAAGCCGGGAACGAGGTTCTTGGCAGTACCCAGTGCTGGCGATGCCAACTCGGTCACCGCCAGCAACAGGGAACGCGTTACACGCATAGTTAGTGTCTAACGGCTCAGCCGCTTGAGATCGACACCGTTGTGCTCCAGCCACACAGTGATCGCCACACACGCGGCCAAGGTACGGTCGAGCGTGGTTTCCGAGTAGCTCTCGCCGTCCGTCTTGGAGATTGCCGCCTGGAGTTCCGGCACCGTGATCTCACGGTCCTTGAGATAGTGCGGCATCACCTTGGCGTACCGTCCGCTGTCGGGGTTACGCCCGGTGCTCCGTTCGCGCGGGGCCGGGGCTGGCTTTGCTGGCTTTGCTGCCGTGGCGCGTGCCGGTGTGGCACGGGTCCGTGTCGCACGCGGCGGCGTGGCCTCTTCCGGCTCCTCGTCCGGCTCGGGTTCGTCCTCCTCCTCGGGTTCCGGGGCCGCAACCACCCGTGTGCGGCGTGCCGGGGCCGGTGCCGGTTCATCGTCATCCGCGACGGTCACCCGTGCGCGGCGTGCCGGTGGCGGCGGCGGGGGTTCCACCAGACCCTCGATCTCGGGTAGGTCTTCGGGTTCCTCCTTGGTACGCCGGTTGGCGTTGAACACCTCGGTGGCTTCGTTGACCCACTCTCTCACCTCTTCGGGGAGTTCATCGAAGTCATCGCCGGTCATCTGACCGAAGTGACGGACCAGCTTGTTCTTGTAGTCCTGCTGCCCGCCAGGGAAATCCTCGCGGCCATACTCGATACCGGTGGCATCGACAATCATCTCATACAGCGACGGCTCGTCCTGAACGTCA